ACTTGAATCGACACCACTGGATAAAAATGAGCCGACTTCAACATCACTGATTTGATGAGCGGCAATTGATTCCTGGACTGCTTGATCGATTTTGTCGACCCATTCTTCTCTTGAATGATTTTCTTTCACTGAAAAATCTGCATCCCAATACTGCTTGATCGTCAATCCCTGTTCATTAAACAAATAATAATGCCCTTCTTGCAAACGATGAACGCCTTTAAAGAAGGTTTCTCCGTTCAAAGGCGAGTATTGAAACGTCAAATAAGGTTTCAATGCCTCTTGGTTCAACTCTTTCTTGAAATCTGGATGAGGCAAAAAGCTCTTGATTTCAGAACCAAACATAAAACTGCCATTCATTTGCGCATAGTAATATGGTTTGATCCCAAAGTGATCCCGTGCGCCGAAAAGCTCTTGTTTTTGAGTATCCCAGATGGCAAAAGCAAACATTCCCCGCAGGCGCTGCAAAACATCAATGCCCCACTCCTCATAGCCATGTAAGACTACTTCGGTATCCGCATGGGTAGAAAAAACATGACCCGCTTGGATCAATTCTTCCCGCAACACTTGAAAATTATAGATTTCCCCATTAAAAATAATGACTTTTGTTCGATCCTCGTTAAAAATCGGTTGTGAGCCACCTTCTAAGTCGATGATCGATAAACGACGAAACCCTAACGCTACTTGGTCGTCGGTAAATTTTCCTGAACTGTTTGGTCCGCGATGAACGATCCGGTCCATCATGCGTTCAATAATGATTTCTTTTTGGTCTTTTGAATTGACAAAGCCGACAATTCCGCACATATTTTCACATCCGTTTTCATAATCCATTTTCATTTTTCTAAAGTAAATCATACCATAGAATTCAAGAGATACGATCTCTTTTTCAAAAAAATACAATCAATATATTTTTGCACAAAACATAATTTGGAGATAAACCTTATGATATCAAGGTTTCCAACCAACTCATACTCTCAATCTTACAATTTTGTTATCTAAGAAAATAGCTATCCTCAAAATTCTTAAGAAATTTTTTATGAATTCTATTTTTCTGAAAATATACAAAGATACTTTTCCCGAATTTACTGACTCCAGGAAACTTCTTTTGCTGCCATTCTCAGGCATTGATTTCTTGAAAAGGATCAGTCAGATTCGTTCGTTTGATAGTTTTATTGGACGAATGTGAAAAAAAGTGTTATTCTAACTATGGAATTTCGTTATCAACTAACCGTTGCCTTTCAATGACAAGTTTTAAGAAAGGAGAATGACTATGACATTCTATAACACAGATCTACAATATCGTGTAACTCTGGATACCAAATTGAATTTATTTATCGTTTTCGATAAAAAAGATGCGAATCATTTTGCGACTGGAATTACGATCGAGCAAGCTGTACAAGAATTGAAAAAAACTGCATAAGGAGTTTATCCAAATGAAGGATACCGATTCGTACTGAAAGCACCTCGCTAAGGAAAAAATTAGCTAGGTGCTTTCTTGTTTTTTGGCTCGCTTTTTTCTTTTGCAGTATCCGCTTCTTGCTTCTGTCCACTTTGCTGTTCATCTAGCTGTAAGATTTCATCAACAGATCCTTGCGTAATAAATTTGCTCAATCCCTGTGCCGCAACTTTTGTGTAACGCATAAAGTAATCTTTTTCTTGAAAATCTATCCTCTTCCCTCCTACTGATACAACTGTACTTTCATTTCGTTTACTAGCGATTTTACCAGTAATTCTTGAGCGTCACTTCTTTAATACATATGAATGATCCATTAATAGCATACACGTTACATTTGTCAAATCATTCTTTTCCTCTATTCATGAAAAGACAAATCTGTTTTCTGATTCCAGACATAGTACTATTAACTTTAGGAAACTGTTTTATTAGGGGGGATGCTTATGGCTACATTTTTCGCTGGTTTGTTTTTTATCGGTTTGATCGGTTTCATTTTTGGCATTATCTTATTTTATATTGGGTTGATAACTCAAAAAAACAAACGAGATCGAAATGTTTTTCTCATTGTCGCTTCCGCCTTTATTGTCTTGTTTTCGTATGGTGGCTTGTCCTTCTACCAAGATGTGACGTCTTTCGATAGCATCACTGCCCAATTAAGCCTTTCTTTACGTAACGAAGCAAGGAAAAATGAATCCTTTGGCGATGCCGCTTCTTCCATGGAACAACCACAAGGAGAACAAACAGCTGGCAACAACGAAGCAAGCAACGCGCACCAAGAAGAACCCGCAAACAACGAGCAACATACACCTCAACTTTCTCGTGAAGAAAGAAATGCACTGAATCGTGCAGAAAGATACTTATCCAGCAATGCGTTTTCTCAGTCGAGCTTGAAACGCCAACTACTCTATGAAGATTTTTCTGAGAGCGCAGCAGACTTTGCCGTAGCCACCGTGGATGCCGATTGGAACGAGCAAGCTTTGAAAAAAGCAATTCGCTACTCGCAAAATTTATCCTTATCAGATGAGCGTGTGGCGAGCCAACTTTCTTTTGAAGGCTTTACTTCTGAACAAATTGAATACGCCTTAGCGCGTTTGCCCGATTGATTCTTTTCGTTTGTTGCAGGACCACAAGCAAAAAAGGGTTCGACGAATTAGTGTACATTTCTGTTGATTTCCCGATTGAGTGTAAGCTGAGGGTTTTTCAGATGGTCATCGAGCAAGCTCGGCAGTCAGTTAGCTTCTCTGCCCATTTTTCTGCCCACAACAAACAAAAAAGCCTATCTCGAAAGATAGGCTAAACGCTCCAAAGCGTTGGTATAAGGAGAGTACAGGAATCATTTAAACCAATTTTTTCCTATATTCTAGTTTCATTTCTTATTAAAAAACCCGTTATAATTGACTTTTGTTTCATTCGTTTTGAATCAATATAAAATGAATGTGGGTCAATTTGTGGGTCAATAAAACTCATTATGCGTGGGGGCATTTTATACATATAATGAAATAGTGCAACGTGACATCATTAACTAAATTATAACAAAAAAACACACCCCGTTAAGAGTGTGTTAAACCAAAATCATTAATCGCACGATTGCGAAAAGGAGTCGAACGTTCTATCTATTACCTTTCCTAGTCCGCCATGTTTGCAACCATGACTACAATTTTCAGTCCAGTAATAAATTCGGGAGCTACCCTCGTAAAATTCAGTTAGCTACTACCTTCATTTACTACCTCTATTATACCAAATTACCAAATCGTTTACAAACGTAATCACGATACCAATTTACAAACCAATACCATGAATTCTTTCTTTGCATAATCTGGGTTTATCTTAACTATTGGATATTTTTTTCCCCTCCATTTTACAAGCATAGTATTGTTTATTTCAGCTTGTTGTTGTTGGCGGATAACAATATCAATTGTATTAGCAAAATCTGTACCACTCAACGCTTTTACATCACTGATAGTTTGCGTTCGTATCTTCGCCCAACATGAAAATAACTCTGTTTCCGTTTCGCCCGGGTCGGGTCCAGCATTAGCACTAATAGAAACTATTGTAATTCGTTCATTTAATTCATTTATATTATTAATGATTGGCATAGTAAAGCCCCCTAAGCTGTTGAATCATAGCTTGAACCGTTACGGGAATACGTGTGGCACTCGCTTCTTGCCTATTCAAGTACCAATGTTGGGCTAATAAGCTAATAGCAAACTCGAACTGCTTAACATCCGTCAATGAATCATCTGAATAATCACTATCAATGGCGCTGACAATATACTGTCCTGCGGTTTGAATATAGTTTTCGAGTAGTTCATCATCTTCCGAGTGATCTATGCGTAGGCTCTTCTTGACAGAATCAACACTAACTAAACTTGTATATTCCATTTTGCTTGCTCCTCTCATGTAAAAAAATAAAGGGTAGCGTAATTTTACGCCACCCTATGTTGTTATTCTCCTGCGGTTGGTGTCAATTCCACATACACCGCTGCATTTTCATCAATCTTCTTATAGTCATTACGAACGACTACCGCCAACCCTTGAGAGTAGTAATCAAATTTTTCCCATTGTGTCGTAACTTGGTTGCGACGTGCCACGAATATCGCTTGTGCAATATCCCCAATAATTAGTGGGAACGTACCAGCCGTAGGATTGGCAAGCAATGAATCAGAAATCATCACTACTGGTAACCCGAACAACGCTTTGCCAGTTGGTGCGGTCACGTCTGGTTGCAATAGGTACCGCCCATCTTTATCTTTCAATGTGTCTAGGTGGTTAAACCCACTTTGATTGACAATCACCATTTTATTCAACGCTGGGTCTAGTGCCACGTTTACGATTGCTTTCAAATCGTCTAAGGTAGCAACTGCCTTTTTCGTAAAGGTTTTTAGTAAATCAATAATATGCTTGTTGTCAGTGTTTTCTACTAACTTCGTAAGTTGTGCTTTCACTTCTTGAACAATTGGCACTTCCGAATCTTCCACCACTTCATTAGATAAAGCAATCTTTCCTGCACGAGTTTCCACTTTGTATTCAACTTGTGTGAACATATCTGCGTCAATGTCTGCAATTTCTGCCAATTCTTCTTTTGTGGCCAATACCGCTTGTTGATTCGTGGCAACTGGGTATTTTCCTTGCCCGTTTGAAACGGTCTTGACTGTCGCATATTGTGCCAAGTTGTAGCTTGATTGTTTCAAGTCGAATACTTCGCCAATTAATTCTTGAGGAACAACCGCCGCTGCATTTACTGTGGTGATTCCATCACGAACTTCACCTTGTGAACGAATGTAATCTTCATACGCCCGAATCTCTGTTTTTGTATTATCAATTAAAGTTTTTTCCATTTTCCCATTCTCCTTTGTGTCGTCAGAATCCATTCTAACGGCTTGTTTAGTTTGTTTTGTAGGTAATTGTCCAATAAACGCTTCATATGAACGTGTATTGACTTGTACATTTGTTGAATCATAAGCGGCCACGGTTACAACTGATATTTCATTCAATGCTTTCATTTTTTCAATAGATCGTGTGATACTACCATCTTCGGCTCGGTCGAACGAATCTATCCCCAACACAAAACCAAAACTCATTGAATCCAGTAACTTTTTTGATACATTTTCATATACATCATTGGCATAGGTTGTATTCGGTAACTCTGCTTCAAAATGAAGCCCTACTTCGTCTACCTCCAATCTCAATGTCCCTGCTTTGGTACTTGCTAATGGCTTAGAGTAATCATGGCCAAAAAGCAGAAATACGTTGGATAAATCTACTTCCTTTAGTGCTTCAGGTGTGATCACTTCAACGAATCCACCCAAATCTTTTGACGGCTGACCAAACTTTAACGCATAACCTGCTATGCTCTTCCCATTTTGATAATCTGCTTCACTTGGTTCTTGCGCTTTGAGATCAGCTTCTTCCGTCAAGCGTTTTTCTTTTTCATCATCATTCACTTGCTTTTGCTCCTTCCGTTTGTTGATATTTTTCTAATGTATCTAAGTAGGTATAGTTCAAACTTGCGATAAGTCTATCTCCGCCATCTTGTGGAGGTAGCCCCAATTTGGAACGCCCTTCATTGATGGTAAGCAATGACCCACTCACTTGGCTTAGAATGTTTTGTACCTTTGTTTCTGGGTCAGCTTCAAGTAAACGATCCACATTAAATCGGTAGACTTCTTTCGGGTCGTCCTTTAGTTTCTTATTAATTTCACTCGTAAATACATTAAAATAATGAATCAACGTACTTTGAAAATACATCAGATTGCTTTGAACGCTGCTTGAATGCGCATTCTCAACGCTTAACCGCTCAACTGGTACGCCAAAGCACTTGGCTATTTGTTTGCTTGTCCAATCGCTTGAATTCACCAGCTTCAATACGTCTGTATTAATTTCTAATGTTTTGTAGTCCATTGTTTCATCAAGTATGATCGTTCGTAATGCGTTCACACCATCACTTGAACCATTCGCTTCTTCAAATTTTTCCCGTATCGCTTGCTTGGCTTTACCGTCCAAATCTGATTTATGAACTTTCAATACTCCAGAACCATTTACACCTTTAGAAAAGAAATTGAACCACGTCTTATTGCCTGCCTTTTGTATTTTCAACTCATCACGCAACGCATACAACGGACTTATACCCGTCAAACCGTCCTGTGTGAAATACTTAAAATGTAGAATGTTACTTGGTTTTATTTTGCGTTTTCCCACGTTATAACTCAATGCGCCTGTGTCGCTCTGTGTGACCGCTACAGACGAGTTAAGCAATAAGTGTAATTCCGTTACCTTGTCATTTTCTCGTACAATCTCGGCAAAGCTATTCCCATTTAATAACATATTGACCGCCAACGCATATTTGAAATGCCACCCATCCATAATAGGGTTAGGACTATCATTAATTAACTGCGCCAACTCGTCATTTAGTTGTGGCGTATGGCTCTTTATTGACTGGATAGGACTAGAAGCAATGTCGCTTGCTATGATTGAAATAGCGGTAAATACATCACTATTCCGAATCGCTCCCACACTTGAATAGGTGTTGCCATAATCATCCGATTGAATGCTTACCACACTATCAAGAAATGGGTCACCTGTTGTCGCCTGTACCCCTTTACTTTTAAAAAATGCCATCTTTTAACCTCCCTTCTATTCTCGATTTATAAGCCATGCTAACCCGATTAGAACCACGCCCAGCGCTAACATTCCATAGTAACTATTAGTTAGTAACGTAATCGCTAAAAGGATAAACACAAGACCTAACAAAAGTAGAACGGTATGAATGTTTCTAAAAAGAAAATTCACTACTTGCATAAAATTCATTGTCCGCTTTTGCTCCTTCCGTTTCGGTATAGTAATCCATGGCGAATACATAGGCATTCATTAAAGCTGCGATTGGGTCAATCTTGTTGGCATTCTTAGCTTTATTTATTTGTATACCGTTGTTATCTTCTTTGATAATGGCATTGTTTACCGCATGAGTGAGGATCGTATTCTTCGCATGAACGATATTGCCTTCAAAGACTTGTTGCCTAAACGTTCGAGTAGGTACGTTCAAAGTCAAGGTACCTTGCCTTACTTCTAACATTGGGTAGTTGGCTTTTTCTGCCATTGCTACCAAGCTATTGGCGTTGTATGGATCGTAGCATATTCCTAAGCATTCCAAATCATTCAAAGTAATTAAATCTTTAATGAATGAGAAAACTTGCTCGTAGTCCACAATGCCGCTTTCTAGTTGCGTGATAGAACATTCACCCACTCGTTCCAATTCACGATATGACAACCCGTCACGCTTTTCTTTATCTTGTAAGCCATATTTGGTTGCTACAAATGAATGAGAATCACAATACAACTTGCCATCTTCTAGAGGGATAAGCCATGAAACACTAGTCAAATCATCCGTTTTTGATAAGTCAATACCGATATAAACTGGCTTGCCTTTGATGTCTGGTTGCTCTACTTCTACCGCTTGCCAATCTTCACTAGCCATATAGCTATCTTCTGAAGCTTGTCGCCACATATTGAAATTTTTAACCAGTACGGAATTAAGATTATTCTGTTTCAAAGCAAGTTGAACATCATCTTGGATAGTTGGCAGCATGACTTTTTTTATTTCTTCACTTTCAAGAATCGGGTTTGCTTTTATCCATTTTTCTTGATCGTGTATTTCTTCTGGATCATCAAGTTCCCAAATTGCAATGAAATAGCGATCTGCTTCTTCTTCGCATTTTAGAACCCTATCAAGTAATAAGTATTCTTCATACATTGGTACGTTCAAATCCAAACCAGCCGTACTAATAACTGCAAGTAAGCCATTTTTTTGTTGGGTCATACCTGACTTTATGACGTTGTATGTTTTGCGGCTCTTAGCTTCGTGCCATTCGTCAATAATTGCCGTTGTTGGTGCGAATCCGTCTAATGTGCTGGTTTCACTCGCCAATGCCATAGCGAACGAATTAGATGGCTTATGAACAATTTTAGAGTTCATAATTCTTAGCTGCTGCCTGATAAATTTACTTTCTTTCGATACTGCCCGAAGTGAATTAGAAAGCATATCATAGCCTAGTTTCGCTTGTTTTAAAGCATTGGAAACAAATAATACTTGCCTGCTTTCTAATGGCTCACGTTCCATAATCAGCGCATTTGCTGCCATGCCACTCGCTAGGTAAGTCTTACCATTCTTACGTGCTTTACTGATAAATGCCCGATTGAATCGCCTAAAATTACCGTCCTTAGTTCGCCAACCATAAAGACTGCCAATAATGAACTTCTGAAAGCCTAACATTTCTATTTTCTTACCGTCTGTCGATGGCATTAATTCGATAAATTTGATAGCTTTAACCGCTTGTTTCTCGTCAAACATATAAGGGAAACTATCCGACTTAGAACGCTTCAAATCGTTTATATGGCGCTCACAAGCCAATCTAATCTTATCGGGCGCAACTAGTTCGCCACTTAATACCTTTTGAATGTATTCATTCATCAGACATCAGTTCTTCAAAGGGATCTTTCACTTCCTCTTTGGCTTTGTTAAGTGCTAACTTAGATCTAGCTTCCAATGTCATGCCCAAAGAACTTGCAGCCTGTTTTAAGTCTTTCATAGCCTGCGATTGGACCCGAACCGCTGGATTGACTGCTTTCTTTCCTGTATCTTCATTGATTAGATATGTGCCACTTCTTCTTATTTCAGATTCTGCGGTTTTAATTCGTGCAAAGGCTAGACAATAACTAACCAACATACCGTAGTCTGTTTCTGATAAAGGAAAGTCTTTTTTTAATACTGGTACTAATCTATTCCATTCTGTTATGGCGCTTTGTGGCAGCCATGATGGCGGGTCTGTCACCAATTCGGCTTGTTCGAACAGTTCTCTTTTAGCGTCCTCTCGTTGTGCTTTTTGCTCTCTCGATAGGTGCATATTGACTTCTTCTAATAGTTTTACATTCGGCATTGGTTGCCCTCCTTTCGCATTTTTTTCAGTTGAACGGTTTTAACTTGGTCTTGATGGAATTGTCATCACCAAGGAGCCTATTTTCATAGTGCCGTTCTATTTAGTTTTCAAATAACAGAAAAGGGAGATACAATCTAGCAATAAATGCTGGATCATATCCCCCGTGTTTTCGGTAAAGACAATTATTTTCTTTTTTTGATTTCGGTTTCTAACTTATCAACTCGATAAATTTTACCATTCTGAATTGTGATAGTAATTGTACCGAACTTAGGAACTTCAATCGTTTCTGTTTCGCCATTCTCATAGCTTAAAACAACCGTTTCTCCTACAATCATTGTAGCACACCTCCTAATCGTTTACAAGTGTAGATGGTTATCGTTTGACCTTTACTGACTTTTTAAAAAGGCTTTTTGTGGAAAGATGAGCCTTTCCATCGGTTCCCAAGAACCTTGATATACGGGGGCTTCTTTTAAGGGGGAACAATTCTATTTCGTTATTTTATTTCGTTGTTCTCGTTCCCGTCTTGTTTTAAGATTATGATGGTAATGGCACAACGAACGGAAGTTATTCGTATCTAGTCGCTTACTCCAATCATCACGCAATTCCGTCATGTGATCCACAACATCCGATTTCTTTATCACGCCATCAAGCAAGCAATCTTCGCAACATGGATTGTTTAGCCTATACAGTTCACTAGCTTTCCGCCATTCCTTACTATGATAGAACTTAAAGTATTTGCCACCTTTAGCCTTCCTATTCTCATATCTATCCGCATTTGATTGTGTTTTCTTACGTATATGCTTCACACAATACGCTTGGTTATATGGAATTAACGTTTTGCATCCAGCATGATTACATTGCTTTTTTACTCCCATCTTTTATGAATAAACACTTTCATCATATTCAATGGCAATAGGGTTATAGATAATCGCTTTACGAAACCCATCAGCATTGAAAATCATATAACCATCTGAATGAGCTTCTTCAATTTTATCCATATACACAATATCTAGCACATCATCTTTGCCAGCTTCATATGCTGCTACTCCATTTGTTGATTGATACATGATTTTTTTTATTTTAAATTCATTCATCTTTCATTCTCCTTTTCATATTCCCCAACGTTGGGGAATTTTGTCAGTAGTTTCAAAAGAAATCGCTGACCGCCCAAACCATTGAGAGAGTAAGCACGAGGTCAGTTAGTCAGTGGTCAGTGATTTTTTTATACTATCTACAAATTTAATTAAATGTATTTAATTTATATAAGAAGTTGTATAAACCACTGACCTGCTGACCAAAATGCTCTATCCATTGATACCATTGGGTTAAACACGGTCAGTAGTTTATTCAAAATCACTGACTTTTGCTGACTAACACTGACCGCTAATTTACTAATTTCAAATCATTCCTTACTAAAGATTGATAAGTCTTTCCATTTTTAGGATATTCTACAAAGCTCCCGTAATCATTTGCCAAGTCTATACTAAACTCACCATTTGAATATTTGGTTGTTTTATTCACCCAACCATCATCTAACAATGTAGTAAACTGTTTAGAAAATTTAATCGAACTCATTGGCATAAACCCATTATCTTTGCAAAAATTCTTATACAGTGAATAGACAACATAGAACGGTATCTTATTTACTCCGAGTTGGTCAAACACATTTTCCTTAAAATCAACCATTGGATCATTCTCTTGCTTGTATACTTTCAATAGTTCTTTAGAAACATCTGGTACACTGAATTTCTCAAAGTCCATATTGACCGCCTTATGAAGCACGTACTGCAACACTTCGGCTCTTTGGATATAATCATCTTTAATCTTCCAATTGTCACCAGTACCCTCAAATGAAGCGTTAAATGGAACGATTAATAGCCTCCGATAGGTTCCCTTTGTTTTATTCTTAATTCTAGGCATATCATTGGTACTTTGGATAATCGTAGGATATAACCGAACGCCAAACGCCATCTTGTTCTTAATCTCAATCAATACCGTTTCATTCGTCACTACACTATTAAATTCGGAGCTATCATCTATATAGATTCCTGCTCCAACATCATCCCCAATACAGCATACCTTTTCCATGAGTAAAGCCAGTTTGAAGCGTTCCCCAAATTGATTGATTTTCAATGTTGCAATGTTTTCTGACCCAATCAAATTATGAAGCAATTGTTGGTAGGTTCCTTTTCCGTTGGAACCATCACCAATCAGCCATATAGATTTTTTTCGGGAATAGTTTCCGTTGATTGAATCACTGATCACTTCCCAAAGCGTTTGAACAATTTGAGGATCGTTACAAGCAATTTCATTGAACCAGCTTTCAATATCCCAGCCATCAATTTTAGTCAATCTCGGATTGTCCACATAAGCCGTAGCAATCTTTGAAGTGAAAACATAATTTGGTGTGAATGGTTCTAATTTTTTGGTTTTAAGATTGAACACGCCATTTTTTACAGGGATCAGATACCTTGAGAGTGTCTTCGGCTTTATATCCACATCTTTCCAAATATGATAAATGACTTCACTTGCCTTCTGTCCATTGTGCTTAGGTTCAAGCCAACCAATAACCCGCCTTATTTGTGTTTCGTTTTGTGTGTACGTTCCCACATTTGGTTGATACATGGCCAACCGAGTATTCTCTTCTGAATCGAACAAACAAAACTTGATATACTCTTGCAAAATGATGGCGCATTGCAACGTTGATAATAGTGAAGGCGGTCTCCCTTTTCCACCGTTCATTTCCCATTCATCCTGCATTTTGGCTATTTCTTCTTTTCTTCGGTCAATCAATGCGTATTTTAACTTAGTACCATACAACAAGGTTTCTTTGCCAGCTTCATCTAACATTTGAATATTCATTTTAGGCGTGTTCACCCATCCAAAGAATTGTTTGAACGGTGTTCCGTTTTCTACTGGTGAACCCAAATCGCGCTTAAAGTGTTCAAAATTATCTTCTGACCAATCGCTATTGCCAACCGCCAAAATTTCCAAGCATTCCTGAACCGTATTCAAATCAATTTCGCCAGTTTGATAGGCATTTTTGATATTCATATAAGGATTCAAATAATAGGCACGATCTAACAGTTTTCCACCAACACGATCAGCATAGGCTTTGACCATTTCAACCGCTACTTCATGAGTTAATTCACCATCAAACGGAACCGCATTGAAAGTAGGCTTTGGCGCTGGTTCATAAAGAAACCCATCTATTTTCAATGGCTCCCCGAACTGTTTATAAATCATTTCTGGCTTTGATAATTTATTTAAAATAGGCAATCCCATTAGTTGTGAGTATGTTTGAGAAGCTGAATCGCATGGAATGCCTATATAATCAATCACATTTTGTAACAATCGTTTATTTTCATCTAGGGTGTACGTTCTATCCGTATCAATTACTAGTCGGAATCGCATACCCAAAGATGGCACATAATTTGAAATGGTTGGAAAAAGAAGGTAGCTAATGCCTGCTAGTTTTTCTTTGATTGTGTTCATGAATTTTGTATAAAGCATATCCAAATCATCATAATCAAGAACAACCAATTGCTTCTCTATCAAATTTTCATTGTTACGAGTATTGTTTTTGAGTTCTCCAGCAAGAAAGTAATCCACTTTATTCTTGAACGGTTTAACCATTTCCTTATTATATGTTTCATCAATACCTATTCTTGCTGGCTGGTATTCACACAACGCTTGAAATGGCGTTTTATCCGTTTCGACTAGCTTCATTTCTGACGTTGTATAGCCCGTTACTGTGTAAAGATTACTCAATATTTCATCACCACCTTTTACATAAAAGTAATATTTATATCCCTAGCTCTTGTAGCCAGTCTTGTAACGCTTGTTCATCATCAAGGGATCCACCGATTTCAACAAAAACTACATTTTCACTCAAAAACACGATACCGCCTTTTCTTTTAAGTTCGCCTGTTTTGTATTTAATTATTGTCATTTTTGTATACCCCCTATTCATCCACACAAAGACTATTGCTGATTTTAATCAACTTATCGCTGATCGTTTGTAAATTATCTACAACATTTGACAAAGCACCCTACTTCAAGAAATATGTGCCTGCGAACTCGTCACCCCGTTTTACTGAAAGGGTGACTGTGTCAAGGTAGTTGACTATCAATTGAGTTTGTTCATAAAGACTGGTAAGTTCAACTGCCCGTTCTAAAGCATATTCCTGTGTTAAATCTTCATTTTTAAGTGCAACCAATTCATTCTTTTTCATTATTTCGTACCTCCGATTTTTGTTTGATAGTTAAATTCGTCAAAGTCTAAAGCTAAGATTGTGATTGCATTGCCTGCCAAGATTACTTTCAAATACACTGGTAAGGCACTAACTATTACTAACAATGCAAAAATGAATAAAATTCTACGTGTACTTTTTCTCATGTCTGTTCTCTCCCAACATTTTCTGGTATAATTGGGGGAGATAATATTCTGTGTGCCTTTAACTCGTGCTTTGGTCGGCTTGTGAGTTAAGGCTTTTTTATTATCTCCCATAGTCATTACCGGTTTACCAATATTCCGAGTACGCCTTGATATAGTTCATCTTTTGATTTTTCGTTGGCATAATCTAAAATATTGACCTTATCTTCTAACTCTAGTTCTTGCTTTAAGCAGTATAATGCTTCTTCGATAGAGGCGGCTCTCCTATATAAATCATCATCAGATTTCCCACTTTCAAAATCTCCTACCATCTCAAGTGCTTCTTCTTGAATAGTGAATAAATCTAGTTCTACTTCATTTCTGTTTTTCATTTTGTTTTCTCCTTTCAAAGTTAATTCGTTCGCCAGATGAACGAATTCCTTCACTTGCTTCACTTGTTCCCGAACCGTGATAGTTTCGATTAGATCACTCCAATTCAATTCCTAGTAAGCCTGCCAACGTTTCGACTTGTTCAAAGATTAAATATTGAAGCTCCGTTATTGTGAAGGTATCGGAAAAGTTATCTTGCGTTAACTCGTGTAACTCATTCAGAATGCTTTTTACTGTCGGTTCTTTCGGTAGCAGATTTTGAAAACTTGCTTGTTCATAAATAAGATTGAATGCTTCCTTTAGTGGTTCACCTTCTAAGTTTGCCAACTCGTGTGAAGCTTCTCTTGAAATAACACCCTGTAACGCTTTTTCAACTGCTTTGTTTTGTTCTAAATCCATGTCTTTACCTCCTGTTATTCAAACCCATTGCGACTACATTTGACTAAGTAACGGACTGCTAACCACCACGCCCCCACGCAAGCGATTATTTTTGATGTTGTAACAAAAATTTCACAGCTTCTTCTTTTGAATAAAGTCGCAAACCGTCAATCATTACACTTGGTAGCCCGTATGTTTGCAATTTTTTCAAGCTGTTCACGCTTATGCCTAAATATTTCGCCATCTCATTTTGTTTCAAAAATGGCTTATCCAACCCAGCAACCTTTTTGGCTTCTGCAATTGATTCCTTAGCAATCTCAAATACATATTGCTTTAGTGATTCGCTTTGTTCTTTAGATAGAAATACTTGTAGATTTTCCATTGTTTTATCTCCTCTTTTTTTTATGGTCATGGCAAGAATTCTTGTCTCGCTCGTTTAGATAGTCACCCTTTGCATTTAAGCTTACAGATCGTGCAGGGCTTTCCTGCAAGTCTCTCGGTTATCTTAATTCAATTATCACAAGTGATATAACTTGTAATAATATTATACGGTGCTATTTTTTCATTGTCAACAGTAATATTACAAGTTATAATATTTAATGAAAGGATGTGAAGTAATGTCACTAGGAAAAGAATTAAAAATAGAACGAGAACAAGCAGGTTTAAGTATGGAACAAATAGCAAATGCAAGCGGAATTTCGCAATCCTATATATCCCAGATTGAAGCCAATAAAAAAAGGCCTTCCATGTCTGCATTATTCAAAATACTAAAAGCACTGACCGAAAATATTTCTCTTGATAAGCTGGATAGTATTATGAATATAAAAAATGCTAAGTCTTACCAAAATGAGACAACTTTTAGACAATTTTATTTTGAACGTATTTCAAATAATGTTTTTACTTATCTCAGTAAAGATGAAATCCGTAAAATTTTATATTATTCAAGAAAAGAAAATAATCCTTTACAAATTGATGAAGAGTTTACTTTCTCAACTAAGATAGAATTATCTACGCTTCTTAACATAGATTTTTCAGAACTAAATGGTGTTTTAATAGATGGTAAGAGCTTATCTAAAACCGAATTTGAATTTTTACAATTTGTAATATCTGGCATTTCAAATCTAAGATAACTCCCCCCACCAATGCCCCCACGCATAGCACGGAGGGAAAAACAATGGCAATTAAACAATACGAAACAAAGCAAGGTAAAAAATGGATGTTCAAGGCATATCTTGGCATAGATCAATTAACTGGAAAGCGAGTTGAAACAACTAGGCGTGGTTTTAATACAAAAAAAGAAGCCACGCTCGCACTAAGTCGAGTGAAGCTTCAATTTGAGAATGGTGAATACGGGAAAAATACGCATGATGATACATTTCTAGAAGTGTTTAATTTATGGAAGGTTAGTTATGAGTTGACAGTAAAGGAAAGTACATTCGTGAAAGCTATGTCTCAATATGAAGTTCATGTGCTACCTGTGTTTGGGAAAATGAAAATGGCTTCTATTACTATTGCGAACGTTCAAAAATTTGCGAATGAGAAAGTAAAGAAGTTCGCCAAGTATCGTGACTTTGTAACGGACGTTGCACGCATTTTTGATTATGCTATAACGCTTGGAATTGTCACCGATAACCCTGCTAAGCGTATTACCGTACCCAAGAAAAAGGTAGATGTTCAACAAGAGAAAAAGCTGAACTACTATTCTAAGGAAGAGTTGCGAACGTTTCTTGAGTGTAGCAAAAATCAGCAAACTTTCTATGTATATACATTC